GCCCAGTTCATGCAGGGTTTGAAGCAACTCGCGCAGCAGCGAGCGGCTCAACGTGCCTTGCAGGATCTTTATTTCCGCGATTGAATCGCCGACACACTCGATCACGCACGAGGCGACAAATTCAGGGAATGGGTCGTCCGAGTCCACGCAGAACCGCAGCATGTAAGCGCGGCCGGTGATCGGCTCGACTGTTATCACGGCATCACACGTCCGCAGTCACCCGCAGCACGTTGGTCTGATCGCAGTACACGATGGCCGTCTTGCCGGTGGCGATCGTGATGCCCGTGCCGCTGGAGCCGATGACCTGAATGCTGCCTCCAGTGCATTCATTGCGAATCGTCCACGTCGCGTTCTTCAGCGGAACAACGAGGTTTCTGGTCGCCGTCAGCGCGCCGGTCGTGACGATCGTTCTGCACAGGGACTGGGCTTGTGTAATCGTCTGATTCGCATCGGCCATCGCCTGCGTCGTCCTGCCTTCGAAGTACCTGGCAATCGCAGCCGGGTCGCGTTCGTCGGTGTAGCTCGTGATGGTCGATCCATCGGAGACCACCGTGTAGAGCGGGCAGCGCGTCGGCGAGCGTGTGGAGTTGGCCGAGATCACGCCGGACTGGTTGATCTCGACGTAGCGCGTGCTGCTCGCCGTGATCGCGACCGTGCCGTTGGCAACCGAAGTCGGCAGACCACTCGCGAGGTACTTGCCGCCGAAGTAGCCCCATGTCAGACCCGAGCATGTCGCGGCGTTGCGGCCGAAGTAGGTCGACGGGCTGGCTGCATCGATCAGTTCGTTGACCAGCGCCTCCTGGTTGTCCTGCGACTCACTGAGCTCGACAAGGTTGGTTGTGCTGTCAGCCATCAGACGGTTCCTCTGAGTTTGTATCCGCGCCCGACGACGGCGCTGATCTGGTAGACCTCGACGTACAGCGTCGATTGGAATGAGCCGAAGTCATCGATCTGATCGGCCCGCGAATAGACGTACTCCGGGGTGGTCACGCGCTCTGTCCGAAGCACCGTGCCGTAACCGCTGTCGCTGTAGACGAGGACGTCGTATTCCTCGCTTGCCTCGCCGAGCGGGGCCAGCCCGGTCGTGAAGTTCTTGGACAAGCGGGTCCGGCGATCCCACGTCAGCGTCGTGCTGCTGTCGACCACCGTGTCTGCGTAGGCTGCGAGCGGCTGGCCAAACGAGCGAGATGCTTCGCCGTCGCCGACCTTCAACCGGAACTCATCCATGTACCCGATGAAGAACTGGTTGTTCGATGGATCGTCGCGACCGATCACCGCACGCGCCCGGCTGAAGTTCGCCGACGTGACCCACGAGCCTTCAAGCGTTCCGTTGATGTAAAGCTGCATCACGCCGCTGACCCGGCGCAGGGCGATGTAGGCCCACGTCGTCGCGGCCAGCCTGGCGCTTGAACTGATGCGGTTCGCGTTGTTGCTGAAGACGTTGACGCCGGTCCCGAAGCAGTACATGGCGAAGCCATTGGCATCCGCGCTCGACGTGCGGTTGTCGAACAGCACCCGGCCTTGCGCGGCCGTGACGTTGTCCGGTCGAATCCACATATCCAGCACGAAGTCGCCGCTGATCGACGGCATCGACGTGTAGGTCAGGTAGTCGCCCGTGCCGTCGAAGTACATCGCAGCGGTGCCGAATTGAAACTGCGTCGTGCTGGTCTTCGTGTTGCCAGAGACGGTCGGTGTGCGGCCGTTGGTGCTCGAGTCCGTGAACACGACACCGTTGTTGGCTCCGTCGCCGTGCAGCAGCAATTCGACGTACTCGAAATTCGAGTCGTCCGACGTGCCGGCGGCGATCCGGTTCGCGCGCAGGTTGCAGGGCGAATAGGGTTTCTTGCCGACACCGCTGAACGTGACCGACTGCGACTCGGCCGTCGACACCTTGCGCCCGAACGTGACCGCCTTGAAGTACCGGGTTGCGCTCAGTTCGCTCGTGTCGAACTGTTCGCGCCGGATGCCGCGCGTGTTGAAGACGACAAAGTCCTCGCCGATGGCGTGGCCCGACATGGCCCAGTCGGTGCCCTTGCGTCCGCGCAGGAAGCCGCTGAGTTGGTACGTCTCGACGCCGACCAGCGTCGCGTTCATCGCATAGACGAACTCGTCGCCGATCAGGTAGATCGGCGCGATGCCGCTCAGGATCTGGTCGCGGGTGTAGCTCGACAACGTGCCAGAGCGCATCTCGACCGTGACGCTCGACGTGTGATCAAAGCGGTTGCCTCTGGCCCAGGTTGTCAGCGCCGACGTGACGACACCGACCGATGCGGTCTCCGTGACCGACTGACGAACCACGTAGGTCACGTCGTCCGGCGACTTGAACAGTTGCGCGCCTGGCGAAGCCTCGCCGTTCGCGTGGCAGACGGCATACACGCCGAGCTCGTCGTCGGCGTCGCGCAGGATCGCCACGTCCTTGATCAGCAGTTCGGTGTCGATCGGGGCGCCGACGCTGCTCGTTTCCTCGTAGCCCAGATCGGTGATGCCGGACGACACGCGCGCATTGACGTCGTGCAGGATCGCCTCGTACTTCAGGACCGTGCCGTTGTCCTCGCGCTTGCCGAGCCGGAACAGCAGTTGATCGCCGGCCGCCGTGTCGACGGAAACCAGGTCGTAGGGTTCCAGTTTCAGGTACTCGGTCGTCAGGCTGATCGTCGTGCGGATCTTCGCCGTCGCCTTTTCCGTGACCAGACCATCGGCGATCTTCTTGGCCTCGGTCTCGGTGAAGCAGATCGGAACCTGCGTCGTGCTGACGCTGTTCTGGTCGCTGGTCAGGATGTCCGAGAACTCGGTCGCGGTGATGTAGTCGGCGTTCGCGTTGATGTAACTCAGGGCGATCTGCGAAGCGTCTTCCAACTGGTTGATGAAGTCCAGTTGCAGCGGCTCGACCTCAGACCCTTCGGATTCATTGGCGCCGAGCGCGTCGTAGTCCAGCGTCGCGACCGATGTGGTCGGCTTGCGCTTGAGGTACAGCTTGTCGCGCAGCACGCACGAGAAGTCATACATTTGCCCGAGCATCTCGAGCACCTGGCGCGCCGGGGTGACTTGCGACACCGACAGGCCGCGGATCGGAGTGCTGATTGATTCCAGATCGGTGACATCGAACTGGTCTGCGCGCAGTCCGCAACGCAGCAGCAGGCGCTCTACAACGCCAGCGACCGTGCTTGCCGTGACGACACTGCGCGCCTTGAACTTGCGTAGGTAAAAGTCTAGGTCCCAAGCGTTTGGTGATGCGGTAACTTCTTCCAATCCCCACGCAGCAAAGTTTTCAGTGCAGTAGTAAACGCCGCTTAGATGATCTGCTCCATAGAACTCGACATTTGTTGGCGTGCTGACTTCCTCAAACTCTGTTGTAATTTTCCAGAGCCTGCCTCGGTATGAGGAAAGCACCCAAACAACGCCGTCTTTGTCGACCCTGATCCACGCCCGCATATCGTTGGTTGCGACACTGAGCCCGCCATAGTCGAAGTTGTCTGCGGTGTCCTCAACTTGGTCTACAAAGGTTCCCGTGTAGTCATAGCGCCTGACACGCCAATGGCTTGACGAGTAGCAAAGCGCGTAGATGTGTCCATCCCATGCGGCCAGCGAAATGAGGCCAGGAATTGATGCGCCGATAGTGACGGTCACTCCGCTGACGATCACCGGAGCGTCGGGATCTGCAACGCTGTTGTATCCAGTATTCCCCCACACCCAGACATCCTGAACCTCGTCATACGCGACCTTGCGAGCTACTGGGAGGTAGACCTCTGAATCGCCGGCCGGTATCGTGGTAGCCACAGGCGAGACAGCGCCGGTCTCTGGGTCGATTGACTCGAATACGGTGCCGTCAGTGACTGATGACCCAATGAATGTGAAGTACAACATTCGAGGGCGGCCATTGGTCGTGGCCCAAACCGGCTCGAAATGAGAGTTGCGCGCAGGCGGTGTAATGATCCTTTTGAATTTGAACGCCCCGAAGTTTTTCGACTTCAGGAAGTAGTAGTTCAATGACCCTGCGCTTAGGTTGTAGCAAAGCCACGCTGTGCTTTCGTAGACTGCCGGCTGATAGAACGCAATCGGGGATGGAATGGGTACGGATTGAAATACCGAAGAAACATCAGAAACCGCTTCCCCGCCCTGATCGGCTACCGCGCCCGCGCTGATGACCTCGAATTTGAAGTTCCCGATGCGCCCCGAGTTGCCGAGTTGCAGGTTGTCGAATGCGATCGACCCGCTGCCGATGTAGGCCAGCGCTTCGGCGGTGCCGACTGCCGCCTCGTAGGCCGGATGCGGCATCTGGTCGTCGTCGCCCGTGTAGACGGTGAACGAGTCCCACAGGTCGTTCTGGTCGGCGGCGATCGTTGTGCCGATGTCGCCGGACGCGAGCGAGTTGTAGACCAGTTCGCCGTCGTACCAGATCCGCGACACGCCCGCGATCTTGTTGTCGCAGATGACGAACAACAGGTTGACCGAGTAGGTGTAGGTTGTTTGACTCGCGCCGCCGCCCTTGCCTGCTTCGGTCTCGGTGGCAGTCTCTGTCAGGTCCGACGCCCACGCGAGTTCGCAACTGATCCCGACCGTGCCCTCGATGTACGCGATCGGGTTGCCGTACTCGGTGCCCGTGACCTTCAGGTCGTGCAGGCGCGGACCCTGCATCTTCTGCTGCGGAGCGCCGAGCATGGAGCCCAGGCTCCAGCCGATCGCCGCGCCCTGCGGCCCACCCACGGCAAAGCCTACCGCTGCGCCTGCAGCGGCTACGATGAGTTGTCCCATGTCAGACGACTCCCGGCATGCGGAAGGCTGCGGCGAACCGCATGCCTTGCGAGAACATCAGTCGGGTCTCGATGACGCGCGGCTTCGGTTTGGCGAACGCGGCCGCATGGATGATCGAAAAGCCGCCGTGCCGGTAATCGCCGACGACGCCCAAGTGCTGCGGCAACTTGTCCACGATCACAGCCACCACGTCGCCCACCTGCATCTCGGCCTGCTTGACCTGAGTCATGTGCTGCCGGCACCAGCCGAGCATGCTGACGCCATCGGCCTCGCGCGGGTAGTTCCCGACATCGAAGTCCTCGGGCACCATGCCGAGCCGGCGGGCCACGACGATCACCACACCAGCGCAGTCGATGCCGATGCCGGGCAATCTGGCCTGGTGCTGGAATGGCGTTCCGATGAGGCTGCGCGCCTCGGCCACGATCTGTTCGCGATCCGTCATACGCTCGGCCTCGGTGGCTTCGTCAACTTGTCGATCGATGGGCGATGCGGCTCGGCACGCATGCGCAGGATGTTTGAGAACCCCTGGCAGTCCACGACACGCTTGCGGCAGCCGCGGATGATCGAGAACGTGTCGCCCACCTGAATCGGGCGGAACGTCGGCAGACTCTGCGTGATGACGCCGCCGCCGGCATGCGCCCTCACCTTCGACTGCATGCCGGCGTTGTCACCCGACAACCACTCGATCAGACCCTCGCCGAAGTAGTCGGCCGCTTGAGCGAGCCCGGCCGCCGTGAAGACGTAGTTGCTGGTGACGCCCGTGACCGTGCCGCTGAAGGTGTACGGGTACAGGTCGACGCCGCAGCGCGCGTCGCCGAGCCGGTTGCGGCATGTCTTCGTGCTGACCGTGCCGATCGGTTGCTGCAAATACTGCTGCAGGCCGCGCATCTCGATCACGATGGTCGACAGTCGAACCGACGCTTCGCCGATCGTGCCGGCCATCAGGTCTTCGACCACGTTGCCCGTGACCCAGTTGTAGCGAAAGATCAGGAACTCGGCGTTGCGCCAGAGTCCGTTGAATATGTCCGCGATGTCGAACACCGTGCCGTCGTCCAGCGTGGAGAGCTCGAGGTTGTCGACCGCGAAGCCGGCCGATCCGCTGATGCTCGACACGTTGACACCGGGGCTGGAGTCGTAGAGTTGGCTGGAGATCGTGATGTCGATGTCGTGGCTGGTGAAGCCCAGCACCAGACCGTCGCGCCGGGTGATGCGCAGCGCCGACGCGAGCGTGGTCATCCCCGACGAGAGCAGCAACTGCTCGCCTGAATCGATGGTCTTCATTACGGAATGCGCACTTCTTCGATGGCGATCTGCGGCCAGGCGGCGCGGATCTCGCCGGCTGCGATCAGCCGGAACTGCGCCTGGTCGCTGACGAACGAGCACGGCACGTCGAACTGCCCTTCCCAGGTGTACGTGTCGCCGCCCGCGTGCCCGCTGATCGTGGCGATGCCCGTCGTGTAGTCGATCGTCGCCGTGGCCACAGACGTCACCGCGGCCCGGGTGCGGTACACGATGACCGTGGCGCTGACGGGTTTCTTGATCTGGCGGGTGAACGTGCGCGTGTAGGCGGTGTAGACGCGGTTCAGTTGGTAGTCCGAGCCGCTGATCAGCGTCAGCGAACTGTTCTCCTGCGTCGCCGTGAAGTCGAGCCAGTCCTTGTAGCGGAACGAATCCGCCCGGCCGCCGACGACGTAGAAGAACGACTTGAGCAACTCCAGCCGGTCAGACCGCTTCAGCGCGTGCGCCACGTCGTAGCGGTGCAGCGGCATCGACCAGTTGCGGTTGGTAGAGCGGATGCCAGAGATCGTCGTGGCCACCGACGTCGACCACATCGGGCCGCCGGTTGCGCCTTCCGAGATGGACTCGGGGAACCGCTTGTCGAAGAACGCCATGTCAGTTGTTCCTCAAGTTGGCGACCATCGCGCCGCGGTAGGCTTCGGCCGCAAGCTGGTTGCGGGTCTTCGTGTCGACACGGCCCTGGCTGTTGAACTGGATCGTCTGCTGCACGATCCGGTCGCCGCCGCGGTATCCGTCGCCGTTGCCGCCGCCCATGCGCTTCATCGGAACGATGTTCTTGCCGGTGCTGCCACCGAACGCGAGCTCGGGACCGTTCTCGCCAACGACGCCCCACTTGCCGGCCGGGATGTTTCCGCCGTCCGCGAAGAACCCGCTGAAGAAACTCGCCGCGCTGCTGAAGAACCCGCCGCTTCCTGCGTTCGCGCTGGCCGTCGTGATGCTGCCGAGCGCCGATGCGCCGCCTTGTGCGCCGAGCGAGAAAGCCGCAGACGTCGCAGCCGCCGTCAGCGCAGTCAGAGCGGCCGTCGATGTGGTCGTGGCCACGATGTTGGCGGTGATGGCCGCAGTCTCGGTCGCCTTCGATGCCGCACCAACGACGTTGCCGCCGCCCGATGCGCCGCCTCCGATTCCGAGCACGCCCTTGAAGAAATTGCCGACCGGGTTGTCACCTTCGGTCGCACCCTTCAGGATGCCCTCGAGTCCCTTGGTCAGCGGATCAGTCACCAGCAACTTGGTGCCGATGTTCAGCAACTGCTTCTCGACCGAATCGATGACGCTGCCGAGACCCTTGAAGTTCACGATCGAGTCGCCGATGGTCTGGGCGATGCCGCCCGCTGCCGTCTTCGCAGACTCGCGCAGCCGGTTCAGCGCAGCATCCGCAACGTCGATCGCTTGCGCGTACTGGAGTGCGGCATTGGTCGCGGCTTCCTGCTTGGCCTGATCGTCAGGCGCGGCGTCGGCGATCTCCTTCAGTTTTTCCGCCTGGATGCGCAACTGCTCGGCCGCTCGGGTTCGGATCTCGGTCAGCCCGCGCTCGGTGTCGTACAGCGACAGGGCGCTGTTCTGCGCTTGCAACAGGAACAACTGCTCCTGTGCCGCAGCCCGATTGCTGATGAAGCCAATCTGCCGCTGCGCCTCGGTCAACTGATTCGACAGTTCAAGCGCCTTCTGCTGGCGCGCGATGTCGGCTTCGCTGACGCCGCCGCCGGATGCCTTCGACAACAGGCGTGCGTTCTCGATCGCCTGCTTGGTGCGGATCGCGGCAGCGCCGGCCTCGTCGCCTTCCAACTGCTTCAGTTGGGCGCTGTACTCAATGACCCGGTCGTTCAGTGCCTTGAGGCTGGCGGCTTCCTGCTGGTTGGCCAGCGTGATCGAGCGCGCGCCGGCAATGCGAGCGGCGGTCTGCTGGTCGCGGAAGTCGTTGATCTTGGTCTGCGCAGCGATGCGGTCGCTCGGGTCTTTTGACTTCGCGATGAACGCTTCTTCGGCACCGATCGACTTCTCGAGCGCGGACAGTTCGGCGGCCAGCGAGGTCTCGGTGATGGCACGGCGCTCGTTGTAGAAGTCGCGCAGCGAGATCGCGCCAGAGTCGTACACGCCCTGCAGGTACTTCTGCTGGAAATCGGTTGCGGCGCGCTCGGCCTGCAACTGGTTCTCGTATTCCTTCAGCGCCTGGTCGCGCTCGGCCTTGAGGATCTGGTCGGGTTCCTTGTCCTTGCGACCGCTTCCCGAAGTCTGCTTGTAGCGCTTCTCAATGATGTCGCGCGCGGCCTTCTGCTCTGCCGCGTTGACCGGCGATCCGGCTGCAGCACTCGTGATGAACCCGCGCTCAAGTTCGGCGAGTTCCTTGTTCTTCTGCGCCACCGTCTTGCCGGCCGCGAGGATGCCATCCAGTTTGGTGCGGAATGCGATGGCCGCCTGATTGGTGGCCGCGCGGTCTGCTTCGGCAAATGCGTTGTCGTCCTGCCGCAACTTCTTCTTGGCGAGTTCGGTCAGGTTCGCCTCTTGAGCCGCGACCGAGTTGCCTTCTCCGCGCAGCGCCGGACGCGACGAGAACGCCGGATTCCCAGACTCCGCTGTCTGTCGGCGATGCAGCGCATCCAGTGCGGTGCTGGCCTTTCCGATCCGATCTTCGATCGTCTCAGGCCGGCCGATGTCGAATGCCGCATCCCAGAACGATGCCCACCCGTTCTTGGTTGCACGCAAGGCGCGATCCAAGATGCCGAGATTGCTGTCGAGCGTCTTCAGCCGGTTGGTCAGCGCGTCGTAGACGATGGCCTGTGCCTCGGCTTCGCGCCCCTGCTCCTGCAGCGACTTGATCTGCTCGAATTGCGCCAGCGTGACGAGGTTCAGTTGCCGGTTGTTGTCGGCGGTCCACTTCGTCACGTCGCGCGTCATCGACGCGAAACTCTGTGCGACTTCCTTGGCCGTCTTGCCGGTGGCCTGCCCGTACAGCGTCGCTGCCTCGGTGGCCTGACCGAACACCTGCGGCCCGATCTCGCCGGTCGCGATCAGAGCCTGGCCGAATTCACGCGCCGAACTGGCAGTGACGGCGCCGCTGTCTGCAATCGCGCGGGTCAGCGCCGTGAAGCCGCCCGCGGTCTGCCCGGCAAAGTTGCCGCTGAGTGCAATGGCGTCGTTGAAGACTTTGGTCTGCTCGGCGCCCTTGAAGGCGGCAACGCCGAGCGAGATCAGCGCTCCAGCACCACCCAGCACCGCGACCCGGAACGGTGTGAAGATCCCGGTGACCGCGCTGATACCAGCCCGGATGCCTCCCTGCCCAGCAAAGGCGTCATACACCTGACCGCCCTGTTGCAGCAGGATCGTCAGCGGAGAGATGCCGCTGCCGGCCGATGCCACGACGTCGCTGATCGTGTACTGCAGGGTCAGCAGTTGGTTGCGCGAGGCGAATGCCGACTTGCCAAGTTGCCCGGTCTTCGCGTCGAACGCGGCGATCTTGGCAATGGCCGCTTCGGCTTCCTTGCCGAGACCACGTTGCGCGGCTTGCAGGGCGAGGATCTCGGATCGGGTCTTGCCGGCGAAGCTGGCCTGCTGCTCGAGGCTGGACAGGAATGCCGCATTCGAGTTGGATGTCGCTTGAGCCTGCTGCCGAACAGGCTGCTTGTTGACCAGTTCCGTACCGGCCTGCCGGAACTGTTCTGGCGTCAGTTTGCCCGCATCGCGCAGTTCGCGAAGCGCGGCCAGTTGCTCGCGGTAGGACGCGGTCAGCCCCTTCTGCGCATCGGTGATCTTGCGTGCCGACTCGGCCCGGTCTGCGGCCGCTGCCTTGGCGACATCGGCGACGGCGCGCTCTGCGGCCTGCTGCGCTTCGGCTTCGCGCAGTTGACGGATCGCATCGGCGCGTCCGGCGCTGATGTTTGCAAGCCGCGTCTTCAGCAGATCGTCGCTGATCAACCCGGCCTTGTTATCCGACGCAGCAGATTCCTTGAGCCGCTTGGCTTCGGCATTGACCTTGTTGATGCTGTCCGCGAGCTCGCTGTAGCCGGCCTTCTGGCTTGCGATGGAAGCGGCGACCGTCGACTGCAGCGCCGTGAACGCGGCGGCGCCCTGAGTGCCCGCACGAGCGGCCGCCCCACCAGCAGCGTCGATGCGGGTCAGGAACACTTCCGCCGCGTCGCTGACGCCGACGATCGCCGCACGCACGCGCAGCGACGACGCGCCGATGCCTTCCATGCGCTCGGCAGTACGCTCCAGGGACTTCAGGAAAGCCTGCTGGCTGCGCGACATCTTCTCGCCGTCGCGGGCGATGATCTGCGCGGCCTTGCCCGAGTCGCCTTCGAACTTGGAAAGGTTCGCGACCAGGTCTACGGTGAGTGAGGCTAAGGCCACTGCTTACTCCTGATTTCCACTGGCGGGCTTGTGGCCCTTGATGACGTGCAGGCGATGGATCAGCATGTCCACGTCCTCGATCCCATAGAACTCGGCTTGAATAGGCAGACCGGACCAGTCCAGCCCGCCCATCCCGTTCTCGAGTGCGTTGAACACCAAGATCGCCACGTCGTCAGCCGGCGACGTGTCTAGCTGTGCTCCGACCCATCCGTCGCGCTGTCCGTCGAGTCGGGCAAGGAGTTTTTTGCGACTTCGGCCCTCTCGTTGATGGTCGTCACCATCGAGTCGAGCAGCGCGTCGGCCATCTTCTTCAGCCACTCCGACTTGTCGGCCGCCATCTCGATCCACAGATCGGCGTCGAAATCGATCGGGTCTGAAGATCCGATGGCCGCGCCGAGAACGTCGGCCTCGGTGAAGCCCGACCAGCCGGATGCGTACTTGCGCACGTCGTCCGGGCCGATGAACCACACGCGCTTGCCGTCGATCTCGCGCAGGAAATTGGGGAAGTCGATCTCGGGTGGGCGAAGGAACTTGATCGCCTTGCCTTCACCGAGATCGACACTGTGCTCACGGCGCTTGCGAAGCTGCGCCAACAGTGCTTTTGAACTCATGGCTTACACCAGTTGCGGCAGGTAGCAGATCTGGCCGCGCACGGTCACGGTCAACTGACCCGTGCCGGTGCCGCCTTGACCCAGGCTTTCACCCGGGATCGAAGGCTGGCCGTAGAACAGCCGCTGCGCGCCGACCGAGAACCCGGTCTCAGGCGGGTGCGTGATGCGGAACACCAGGCGACCCAGACCGCGGGCGACCGAGCGGATCTTCGCCATCGCTTCGTTGTCCTCGGTGAAGGACCGGACATCGATCGTCACCGTCTCGGCTGCGAGCTTGATGGTCTCGAGCTTGTCGATGGTGTCGATCAGCGTGCCGACGTCTTCGGTACGCGGTGCGCCGCCACCCAGTTGGTACTGGGTCGACTGCGACAGGGTGCGCCAGGTCGCGATCGGCACGAAGATGCCCGACGAGAACGTGGCGAAGTTGGTCGAGTCGATGTCTTCCGCGAGGAAGTACGACGTGTCGGGGGAGCCCGGATCCTTGATGCGGACGGCCTGGCCGTCCAACTGATCCATGCCCTCGATGTCCTTGAAGTAGCCGACGCTGCCGAAGGCCAGCCCGTGCGTGGCAATGTTCACCAGCGCGGGGTTGTCCTTGGTCACGCCGACGACGGTCTTCTCAGCACTTTCCGTGTAGCCGATCTCGACGCGAACGCCGCGGCCCTTTGCGATTTCACTCATGACATTCGCCTTTCAGACGTAAAAAAACCGGCTTGCGGCCGGGGTGGGGGGGGAAACAAACATGACGTGTTCAGGTC